GATTGCAGTCCATCCCTTTTGCCAAATTCCCTCCATACCAGTAGGATGTCCATTCCATACCCCTGGTTGATCGGGGATGTGTCCTCCAGATGACCTGCTTAAGTTTGGGGTGAACGATGCGTGGCGTAACACTATTAAACACTCTTCAAAAAACTCATGTATGAAATCGTAGAGTCGGTCTGTGCCGAATATCTGGTCAAATCTTGCTCCTATTGGATTGACTGACTCTTTATCAAACTTGAGGTTCCAGCGCTCGAAGTCAAATTCGAACTTTATGACGACTCCAGCTTTCTTCGGTAGAGGAGCTGTGAGTCTCAGTAGTTGTGTAGTGAGACTTGTGCTTGACAGTGTCATTGTCTGCTCCGGTATGTAGCTAAATATACCATGAGCGAGGTTCTGTTCAGTAAGTACAAAGAACGAGCGAGGATCTAAATTCATCATCGAAAACATTCGCGGGTTGTCATCCTTCATCTCTCTCTCTTTTGGACAGACAGTGACTATTTTCCAATCAAAAGGAATATCTCTACGAGACACTCGATCACAGACAGCTTTCATGTCGAGCTTGGGGCGTCTCAGTAGCTCTTCTAAGACCCTGGTAGATGAAGTCGGTTTTTTTGTCCGATATGGTAGACGTCCGAACCACGAACTATCAACTTCTGATCGTTTGTAAGAGAGAGCCTTGTCAGAGATAAGAGATAGTATGTCAGCCCCGTAGTCAAACGGGATGTGTGGTAGGAAGGTCACATAGTCCCAATCACTTATCTCATACAACCCAAGGCCAAGAGGAAGCGATGGATGGTTAGACTCTTTAAGACCCTGGAGAATTGATCTGTAACCGAGCGGGACATTAAACTCCATGGCTGGCCATTCTCCTTTCTTGAGGATGTACCCCCTTGTATAGAGGTGACAAAAACTCCACTCTAGCTGTTTAAGAGCCATTGGCTGCTTAGGTCGGTGTTGATGAGCTAGGTCACGAGATGATTCGCATCCAACGACCGGATTGACATACGGATGTCCAGCTAGCTTGAGGAAAGAGAATATCTCAGCAAGCACATTTGGGTCTGTTTCGCTTCTTATCATGTCCCACAAGTCGAGAATACCTCTATCCGTGTCGGGTAGTCCCATAGTGACCTGTTTATTCACATACTTGTCTATCATAGGTTGTATCTGTTCTTCAGGATCAAGGATCCGCTCGCTAAGTTCTATTAAGCGGAGCTTGACAAGTGTTTCGACGCCCTTAATGAGATCATATCCCTTTTCTCCAGTAGAGCTAATCATTCGGAAGGCCCAAGCTTGGAAGAATACGAACTTATCTGCAATAATATGCTTTGAGACGTCTACTGAGCAGTACCAGAGTGTGAGGAACGAACCAAATGTAAGATCCTTGAGCATGAGTACCGCATCGTGCGATAGTACATACCAGGTCGGCTCAACTAACACTAGTGTCAGAAGACGATGTGTCCAAAAGGTGTCTCCTTTGACCCATGCTCGCGGTGTCGGAGCATTGACAGTGACTTGAACAATGGTATACCAGTACATGGCCTTCATGTATGCCTCCACTATGGAGCGGGGTGGGGGTCCTAGATTGATATCAGCCATGGAGGGTCCTGGCCCAATAGACCCAGTAGAAAGTCGCTGGAATCCACAATGAAGTGAGTCTACAATGGTCTTAACATCATCAACTGATTGATTGAGAACGTGCGCGGCAGTCCCGTAATCGCTTCTGTGAGATCCTATATGGACCAACTCGGCAGTCTTTCGTGCAGTGTGTGGTAACACTGTATCTAGATGCCAGGCTTCGGTTGATGAAGTACGCAAAGACATGGCAAGACGTCTGGGGAGTGACTCTTTGGGTAAGACATTAATTAGGTCAGACCCACTAACCAACTGCTGGATGAAGGGATCATACAAGTGATTTGTCAACGGAGATGACAAGGTGGTTTCTGGAATCATAATGTAAGGAGTTGGGGTTGATGATATCTATGTGTGTCGATGTGTCTAGTTATAGATTCTCTTTTTTATAACTTGAGACGCAGTGTGATACAACTTAGCCACATGGTTCGATTGAACATACCACTCAAATTGTTGAAGCTACACAGTGAAAACATATTGCAAGACTATTAGTTCTCATACGTTGAGTGAATTAGTCAT